AAGCTGAGAAGTCAAGAGCACAACAAAAAGCTACCGCAAAAGTATCAATGAAACAAGATGTTCAAGCTATAGTTAAGAAATAATAAAAAGAGCATTATATTCTGTTAATGTACTAAATAAAGACACTTAAACAACGGTTTAAGTATTGAATTTAATAACATTTTTAAAGGAATAAAGAATGACAAATCATGACATTATTGTAGAACAGTTCGAAATTTACTTATCTGAGCACGCTAAACTAACAGAGAAAGGTATTAAAGCTAGCGCGGCAAGAGCTCGAAAAGCAATTCAAAATATCTCTAGAGCGGGCAAAGAACGACGTAAAGAAATTATGGTAGAAAAAGCCTCTATCGGCGCTTAAGTGGCTAAAGAAAGCAGTATAACAGTTACAGGTAAGGTGATTGATGTCTTACCTGGCAACAAATATAGAGCAAAACTCGATAACACAGACAAAATAATTGCATGTTATCTATCGGGGAGAATGCGAAAAAACAAAATCAGAGTAATACTCGGCGATGCGATTGAAATAGATATGAGTCCGTACGACATGACGCAAGGCCGGGTAACAAGGCGCAATTAAGCACCTACATTATGATTAGCATAAATACATCTGATAATCCATTAAAATAAGTACGTCTTATTTTATAACTAACAACCCATTATATAAGGAAATAATATGTCTCAACAAGTAATTGGAATTGGTGCCGCACCGAATGATGGTACCGGCGATCAACTTAGAACAGCGTTTGATAAAGTTAATGACAACTTTACAGAGGTTTACACAGAATTAGGTGGCACAAGTTTAAGTAACATTAGTTTTAGTGCTAATACTATTTCAACTGATAACACTAACGGTAGTTTAACTATTGATCCAAATGGCACAGGTGCCATTATTTTAGATAATGCAGTAACAGCAAATAGCACAGTTACAATCACTGGTGTGTTAAAGGTAGCTAGTGCCGCGGCATTCAGTGGTCCGAGTAATACAGCAGTCGCATTTACTGCTAATGGTGCAGTAGCAGTATCTACTGGTAACTTGTTTACTAGTTTTACCACAGGCGGAACAATTACAGATTTCACAGGTGGTGTTGCAGGCCAGATTATTAATATAATTTCAAAAGCCGCAACTGTGTATGATGTTACTGGAACTAACTTAAAAGGTGGTTCTACTAATATTACAACAGCATCTGGTGATATGACAACATGGATATGTGAAAATGGTACAAGTTGGTACTTAGTTGGAAATATGAATTCATCTATTAACTTTAACACATACGCTTAGTAATTAACGAGGGGAGTCAATGGCACAGCCAGCATGGGTCACTGAGTCCGGCAGTCTCGGTACAATACCAGAAAGTAGGTTCTACCGAGTTGCTCTTAGGGCGTTTGACCCCGACTTCCCCAATGATTCATCAAAAGTTAGGTTTGTTAAACTTTCAGGAGATTTACCACAAGGCATACAGATTGACGAAAATGGTATAATTGAAGGTACTCCTACTGCAACAGTACAAGGTATACCTGCACTTGTTTCTGAAAATGTAACGTCAAAGTTTGCTGTTAGGTCATTTACCGAAGCTATTGTTAATGGTAAAATTGTTCCTGATAGAATACATGATAGAACTTTCTCATTAACTGTAACTGGTCAAGATGTTCCAGAATTTGTAACACCAGCAGGACTGTTAGGTTCATTTTTTGACGGTGAAGCAGTAAACATACAGATATTTTTCTCTGATTTAGATCCAGATGATACAGTAACAATTGACCTTGCTAGTGGTAGCTTACCGCCAGGGTTAACAATATCATCAACTGGAACAATTAGTGGACACATAGCACCTGCAATTAATTCAGGTTCATTGATATCCGGATGGGAAAACGAAGAGTACGATAGTTTTCCACTACAATTTAGTATAGGAACAATAAGTCAAACCTACCAATTTACGCTTAGGATTACTGATGGTACTGATTCTAACTTAAGAACTTATTCTATATTTGTAGGTATTATAACTGCTGATGCTACAGCATTCACAGTAGATACTGATCTGTTCACATCCGACATAATAAGTAGAGCTCCTTTCCTTGAGACGTATACATCTAATTTAGGGGAATTCTCGCATGATAACTATTTCTCTTATCAATTTAAGGGAATTGATTTCAGCAGTGAGGTACTTAACTACGGTGTTCTAACTTCAGATACTAGTTTGTTTTCGGCAGATTCAATAATCACAGCAGACTTTGCATCAGCGTTACCGACGGGGCTCGTACTAGACACCGAAACTGGATTTATACACGGCATACTTGCTAACGTTGGGTTAACCGAGCAGACTTTTAATTTTACTATACTAGTATACAAAAAAGACAACCCTGTAGTTTTTAGTTCGTTCCCATTTACTATGACAATTATCGGTGATATTAATGCTGGAGTTGCATGGTCATCAGATAAAGATTTAGGCAAAATTAATAACGGTAGTATTAGTGAATTATTTGTTCGAGCAACAGCATCAACTGGTGTAGAATTACAGTACAAAGTAGTGCCTAGTATTTTTAATAAACTACCACAAGGATTAGCATTGCTCCCAAGTGGCAACATAGTAGGTAGAGTACTTTACCAGACTTTTAATCTTACAGATTTTAAAACAACAGCAGATGATAATAATAATGTATTAGTTGATACAAGTATTGTAACAACAGATATACAAGGGTCTACAGCTATTACATTTGATAATAACACTACTACATTTGATAGAACATTTATATTTAAAGTAGAAGCATTTAGTACAAATGGCACAGTATCAACGTTTAAAACGTTTTCAATTACTCTTGTTAAAAAACACGATCGTCCAGCACACGAAATACGATTAAAAGCATTGTCGCCGTTAGCTGATAGAGCATTCATAGATACACTGCTACTTGATACAACAATCATCGAAAGAGAGTTATTATATCGACGAGACGATCCATACTTTGGTCTTGCTACAGGTGTGTCCTACACCCACGCATATGGTTTAAATCCTGAGACTTTATCGAGCTATGCTGAATCATTAACATATAATCATTACAATAAAGATCTCACTTTAGGAGAGATAAAAACTGCTGTTGCATTAAACAGCGATGGCACTACTCGTTATGAAGTAGTATATAGTGTAATAATTGATAACTTGATTAACAATAGTAATAATAGTGTCGGGCAGAGAGTTAATTCAACAATCGGTACAGTGTATCCTAATAGTTTAGATAATATGAGAGATCGTGTTATTGATAAAGTAGGGCAACTATCAACTGACTTGCCTAGATGGATGGTATCGAAACAAGCTAATGGCAATATACTAGGATTTACACCAGCTTGGATTATAGCTTACACACTACCAGGACAATCTAGCTTAGTTGCATATACAATAAATCAAAAATGGGAAGCCATAAGTACAAGCAAGCATCGAAAAAGATTGCACAGAGTAAACTTTAGTGTCGACAGGTACATATTAGGTTCACAATTTACGCAGAACTGGGATTCAGTTGATCAAAGATGGTTAACTGCAGAAGCTACATCATTAGACGTGCTAGACCACGGAATTTCAGCTGATAAAACCAACATAACAGTAGATACAACACATACCTATACTAGTGTAACTTCAGTGGATGCTAGTATAATTACTGCTGATGGTGAAGAAGTATCAACTGATGGGCTAGTCACAATCTTACTCACAGTTGATAATAAAACTATCACTACAGTCGACTCGAATACTATTACAACAGACACTATATCACAACCTCAAAGATTACTCACTGTTGATTTAGTGAATATAGACACGGTAGAAACATTATTCGACGGTGGATCATGTAGTTTTATAGGAGTAAGAAGCAAAACTGTTGATATGATTAATGAAACTGTAGATAGTATAGAAATTACTACTGACGGCGGATTAATTAATAAAAACACAACATTTACAGTTACAGATAAGTTCGACAAATACTTATTGTTCCCTAGTGTAAATATAATAAATAAGAAGAGAGTAGTTACAGATATAATTTAAAGGACGATCAATGGCAAGTAACATTAATACAACAACAATCGACACAGCATACCCTGTTGCAGGACAGGACAATGATAGTCAAGGGTTTAGAGATAATTTTTCTAATACTAATGTAAACTTTGTAGCAACCAAATCAGAAATTGAAGATATACAAAACAAAGGTATATTTAAATCTGCATTAACAGGTGGTACTATTAATAATAGTATGAATGGTGCTGTTTTGCAAGGTGCAAACTTAGTCGATACTAGAGAAACTGTAGTTATTCATCCAGGCGGACAAAATCCGGTTAACATGAGTATTAACGCAGGGTCATATCATAGTATAACTCCAACGGGTTCGGTTACCTTAGCATTTAGCAACGGCACTGTATCTGATTGGCCACCATCTGGACAGTATGGCAAATTACGACTTGAAGTTGCAGTTACTAATACAGCTAATACTGTTACATTGCCTAACGAAGTATCGCTCGGTGCTGTATTAGGACAAGAAGGGCAAATCATCACTGTAAATGCTATAGGAACATACGTATATGAGTTTAGCACACGAGATGGTGGTGTTAGTATTAGTATTTCTGAGGTTTCTAGCCCATTATTCATACCATCATTAAGAACTCCACCATCATCTAAAGGTGAGCCTGGAGACTTAGCAGGTATGTCAGGGTTCGATTCGAACTATATCTATGCGTGTACTGCTGATTATGATAGTACTACTGATATTTGGCAACGTGTAGCAACTTCTACGCCATTTTAGTTGACTTAGTCCTTAAATTTAATATATACTATAACTTTAACCTAGTAATGGTACTATATGGAACACCCTTTCCTAAACACTGGCGAATTATCTGAGCTAACTTTAGAAGAATTACAGACTAGCATATCTGACCTAATTAAGAAGATAAACTTTGCTTATCAAATGAATAACCCAGCACTAATTGGGCAACTTAATATGGCTTTAGAGAGCTATTCTCAAGCACGTAATAACAAATTAAATAACATGTTCTCTAAAGACGATGAAAGTGATCATTCTGATAAAATTGACATATCGTGAAACAAGACAAGTACGGGCAGTTAATCTTTAACGAAGACGGAATACTAGATCTTATTATGCAAGGTATAGATGTATCTCAGTCTAATTTTCTAGTGCAAGATGTCAATACAGATATCAATAACCTAATACAGTACGAAGAACCTAGTACTTCTATAGAGGAGTTTGATACAAATAACCAACGTAATTGGTACATGCCCGATGATTACAAAGATTTAGATATTGCTGAGCATATATTATCACTATGTAGTACACAAGAAGAACTACAGCGTTGTGGCGACGAGCTAATAATGTATCAAGAACGTGACCTATTTAACTTATTAAGGTACTTAAAGTATCTTGTAGATACAATGAAAAACAATAACATAGTATGGGGCGTAGGACGTGGTTCTAGTGTGTCGAGTTATGTTTTGTATAAGTTAGAAGTACATAAAGTAGACAGTATGTTCTATAAATTAGACATAATTGAGTTTTTACGTTAAATATACATACATTATGATTAAAGGATAAATTATGGCGAGAATATATAGAACAGCGCAAGGTAAAAAAGTAGATATGGGTGCTTTATTATTAAAAAACGAAGATGTTCGTGCTGTAGGAAACATGGGCGTTAACGCTAAAGGTGACCTAGTTAACAGCAAAAATCGTAAAGTTGTTGCACGTAACGAACAAGTTAATAACCAATATAGAAAGCAAATTAGCAACCAAGTAGTCGACACACCAATTAATCCGCCAGTAGTTAAAGAACGAGAATCTGAGATAATCGAAGGTTTAGATGATGAGCCTGTTGTTGCTACAGAAACTGTTACAGAAGAAGCATCTAAAGAAGAAAAAGCTACTGGCGGACTAGCATCAGCTATTGCTAAAGCAAGACAAGTAGAAAAGACAAAGTTAAAAACACCGCGTGAAGAAGCACGTAGTAAGAAAGGGGTTAAGAAGATCTGATGGATTTAGTAAACCCTTACAAGCCAGGGATAGAGTTAAATAATTTTCCTGATTTGTATAGCAAAGTAGTTAATGACTTTGATATAGTGTGTGATACGTGTATAGGAAGAACAACACCGAGGTTTCGAATACATAAATCAATAGTATTAAAAGATATTTTTTATTATATAAATTTACTATATGATAACAACCCAAGAAGTATAATAGACCTCGGATGCGGTGAGTGTGTATGGAAAGATTACTTTCCAAACATCATAGGAGTCGATCGATATCCATCGAAGTACTCTAGTTACGATTTCGTTGGATGTTTTGACGAAGAGTTTAGCAAAGAACATAAGAACAAGTATGACTGCGGAATGGCATTAGGTAGTCTTCACTATACTAATTGGAATGAAATTAGAACACAGATTGAATTAGCAATGGAAATAGTAAAGGATCGATTCTTAATTACACTTAATTTTAGTATATTTGATCGATACACATCTGTGTTATTAAATTACTTAGATAAGGTAAAATCATTAAATGATATTTTAAGTTCATTACCATACAATATTGTAATGTTAGATTATCCAATACAACGTGGTTATTCATTAGAAGATATAACAAATAACCACGGTGTTAACGGACACGTTAGATTTATTTTAGAACATAGGAGATAGAATGGCATCAATAGAAACCTACAAAATTAACTCATTAAGAGCATTACACAATCACGTACTAGTCAGAGACATGAACTTTGGCGAGCGTAAGACATCATTTGGTCTTATTATACCTCACGATGATGGAACTACAAAGGGAATTAGACCTAGATGGGCAGAAGTATATGCTACAGGACCTAAACATACAGATGTTAATGTAGGTCAATATGTATTAGTATCTCACGGACGCTGGACTAGAGGAGTTAAGATAGAAACAGACGAGGGAGAAGTTACTATTAGACGCATTGATAATGGCGATATACTATTAGTAAGCGACGTACCTCAAGTAGATGATACTTTTACTGATGCAGTTACAGTAACGAGTGATAAATTTAAGATGGAAGGATCATTGCATAACTCATGAGTAGTCTTGTAGAGAGGTGCCACGGAACAGCAGATCAGCAAGTAGATAACTGGTATTTAGGTGCTGTATCTCCGTACAATGACGGATGGGTAGCATCTGATAATAAGAAAAAATTGTACTTTCTTAGATATAAGATAGATAAGTTACTTAAGAAGTGCCCAGAATTCGCAAATGAGGACGAATGGGAAAAAGAAATCGTATTTAATATACTAAAGGAGGAATAATGGATTTCAATAAAATGACAAAGAAGGAAATAGACGAGTACGCTGAGTCTATCGGTATTAACTTAGATCGTAGGAAGAATAAAAAAACTATGATTAGCGAGTTAAAAAAAGCACAAAAAGCAAAGGCTAAAGCACCAAAGGCTAAAGCACCAAAGGCTAAAGCACCAAAGAGTTCTAAAAAACCTAGCAAGCCTGCAAGGTCTAAAGTAGAAGAAGGGTTTTGGAATAAATTCAAGAATTTCTTTAACTAAAAGTTATATAATATAACTTTTTAGGAGAACATAATGAAACAACTTTGGACTGAAAAGTATCGACCGAGTACTCTAGAAGGTTATGTATTTCGAGATAATACCCAGAAAAAGCAAGTACAAGGTTGGATAAGCGATGGCATTATTCCGCATTTACTGTTTAGTGGTGAGCCAGGGACGGGCAAAACAACAATAGCAAAGATACTTATAAACTTGTTAGATGTTAATGAATTTGATGTGCTTATTATTAATGGCAGTGCTGAGAACAGTGTAGACGATATTAGAGATAAGATTACTGGCTTTGTTAGTACTATGCCATTTGGCGAATTTAAAGTTGTTCTATTTGACGAAGCTGATTATATATCACATAACGCACAAGCGGCCCTGCGAAACTTAATGGAAACATATTCAGCGAGTGCTAGGTTTATTCTAACTTGTAACCTTCCTAATAAAATTATGCCAGCACTACATAGTAGGTGCCAGGGATTTCATATCGAAAAGATAGACAAAACAGAATTTACAGCAAGAGTAGCAGAAGTTTTAATATCCGAACAAATCGAGTTTGATATAGATACTCTAGATACGTATGTTAAAGCAACATACCCAGATCTTCGAAAATGCTTAAATACGTGCCAAATGAATAGTAGCAACAACTCACTAATAATGCCGTCTGGTGACGAAGGTGGCACACACGATTATAGGTTTAGGGCAGTTGGGTTATTCAAACAAGGTAAAATTAAAGAAGCAAGAGAGATACTATGCAGTGTCGGTTCTTACGAAGTTGAAGGAGTATATCGATGGATGTACGATAATCTCGACCTGTTTGGTACTACTGATGCAGAAAAAGATAAAGCAATATTGTCAATTAGGGACGGGTTAGTTAACCATAGTATCGTTGCTGATCCTGAAATTAACCTTAGTGCAACACTTATCGAATTAACAACATCATGAGTAAACTTGAAATTTATACATCTATAGAACAGTTTGGCGGGCACGTAGTTAAAGATAACGATACGTATCTACTAGAAGATAATACAGAGTTATCGAGACTGACAGTATCTAAAACTACACTACATCCAGGTAAAGAGACAACCGGACACAAACACGACGGTGTAGAAGAAGCTTACCTTTTTATTAGTGGCATCGGATTAATGGAAATAGGCGAGCGCAAATACACAGTTAATGCAGGTAGCATTATACTAATACCAGATGGTGACTTTCACAAAGTGTATAACCAAGATCCTAATGAAGATTTAGTGTTCATTGCTATCTTTGAAAAATACGATAAACGGTAGTCACGCCTTTGCATAAATATATGCATGAACAAAAACTTTCTCAATGACGACGTAGATTACTGGAACGTTGCAAATACAATTAAGAATCTTTATTTAAGCGATGGCAGTATAGTCGCATTGTTAGATTTCGAACGTGTATTAGATCAAATAGATCTTTATGCATTTAAAAATTGGGAACTAGGAGAACTAGTACAAGGCCCAGAAATAGGACGTTACACAGTAACATGTACGTTCCTTTGGTTAAAAGAGAATATGCCAGATCCAAGTGGTGCTAAACGCTTATTACCATTTGACTGCACAGTTAAGTACAAACTAACTAGTATGGAAGTACCTACTAAAATTAAGTCATACGACGACTTTAAGCCCGGAACTAAAAAGCCAAAACTAATAGAAAAAGATATATGGCTAGTAGAAATTACTATGCCTAAAGACCTGATATCAGATGTGCATACAGGCAGTGTAGAATTAGAAGGACAAGATATCGATTTAGAAGAGTTAAACATGGCTTATGAGAAAGACTTAGATCAAGAAGAAGCACATTCAGAAGATACACCGGGGGAGACGTAAGATGAATCTAAGTGAAGGACTGTCACATAAAGATATGGTGGGGTTAATTAAACCTCGTGTGCATATTGATGAATTCGTTAGTAAAATGGGTAGTGATGACGATATCGCTGTTGTTAGTTTCTATACTAGAAACAATAAGGTAGCTGACGATTTAGTTAGCTGGTTTGAAAAAGGGTATGACTTTATACTAGACGCAGATCGTAGCCCGGGTGAGATTAAACCAAATCGCTATTTAGTATATGTTGAAATAAAGCGTAGGACTGCATTACCTAAACAAATCATAGAGTTAATTAAAGATTTAGGATCCTTAATCGAGTATGAACCAGATGAATGGACTGTGCATTACGACGGTAATACTATGGACTTAGATGAGGACTACTTAAAAGAAAGACTGTTATTAAGTCCTCGAGATTACAGAATACAAAAAGAAGGCAGGATGAACGAAATGCGAGAATTTGCTGGCCTTAAAACTAAACCCATTTACAAAACAGACCCCGAAATACAAGCCCTACAAAGCGCGGCTAATATAATTTAGATACCTAACACACGTACTAAATACCACGTGATATTTAAACGTGTAAGAGTCTACGGCGATAGTTTTACTTGGGGAACTGATCTCAAGGATGCATTATCAGCTAAAGAATATCAAAAAATTTATAATCCTGACCAAGGACCTAGAGAACAACGTCTGCATGATGAAGGGCTTGTATCAAACTGGAAACCGTATAGCAGAAAAACATGGCCAATACTATTAGCAAATCATCTTAATTTACCCCATTTAAACATCTCAAGACCAGGATATAGCAACCAGGCAATAGCAAGAAGAGTTCTTAAGTCGTTTCGTAATCACATTGATGCAGATACGCTAGTTATACTAGGATGGACTTGGATTAACAGATGGGATTTTTATGATGATCATAAAAATGAATGGACTGTGTTAAGACCATCTGGATCAGATAACAAAGAGTTTAATGACATATACTTCAAGTATATGCAGTCAGAATTATGGGATAAATGGGAAAGTTTAAAATGCATATCTCTTATACATGGTATTTTAAAGCAACATAATGTAAGATTTATAGCAACATGTATCGATCCTTTACTTCTTAATAAAGTACATCATTCTGAGGAATATATCGATATCTTACAAGATGAAATGTCTGCCGATTTAACTTGGTTTGATAACAAAGGATTTTATGATTGGAGCAAAGAGAATAACTTCCAGATTAGTAACGAAGGAGGACACCCATTGGAAGAAGCACATCAATCTGCGTTTGAGTATGTCAAAAGTCACAATGTATATATAAGATGATTAATTTACCAAATAGAATATTTTTTACAGGCGTCCCAGGCAGTAGATGGTCTGGCATTGCACAACTCTTAGAAGAAGATACATCATTTAATACTAGCGATAGGACTCCCGAACGTACCTATACACATAGCGAATATAGCGGGCATGCAGGAGCGTATTTTGGGCAAGGAATGGAATTTCCTGCAGATCCAAGCACTACAGACTTAGCATGGAACGGTGGCACCGGTATTAAGATAGTTAAAAGCCACGACTGGGCGTATGTATTAGATGATCTTAAGCCAGGATATATTAATGATTGGGTTATGCTAGTCTATCGACCAGATTTAGTAAGCTATGCTTGGTGGCATGAAGCAGGTGGATTCAGCATTAAGTATCCTGACTATAGCAACTACAAAGATAGTTCTAATATGCTTAGTTGTATTACTGCGCAAAACAAAGCAATACTTGAGTTTGCCGGTAAGCATAATGCTACATGGAACTATTTTACTAACGACTGGGTCGAGTCAATTTTTAGAATAAGGTTAAATCCATTAAAAACACACAACGACGTCCTAGTAACCATAGTAAAATAACAACATGAACACAAAAATACACAACGAATTACAACATATAATTAAAACTAGCCCACAACTACTATCCGATAATAAGGCATTACAACAGGCAATTAACGGCGTGTTTAATGTATCGATACCTGATGCAAATTCTAACGATATCAACCAACTGGTAGATCAAATTGATGATGCGGTGTTAGCAAATTACTTCTCGGATGTTTGGCAACCCGAGACTAAAAAGTACAAGTACAGTGGACTTAGTATTATTGACGAAGTTAACGCATTAAATCCTGGTGCTGTGATTGACTTAGGTTGCGGATACAACGAGTTCAAAGGTAAGATTAAAAATCTAACAGGTATTGACCCTTATAACGATTGTGCTGATTTTAAAATAAGCACACTTGATTTTACCTCCGATATTAAGTACGATGTTACAATATGCTTAGGCAGTATTAATTTTGGTAGTACAGACAAGATTTTTGCAGAGCTAGAAAAGGCAGTGTCGCTAACCAAGGGAGGCGGACTATTAATATTTCGGGTTAATCCAGGTGTACAGCATATTGCTAAAGAGAGTGAATGGATTGACTTCTACGACTGGAATCCAAACTTTATAATGAACGTTGCATCATCGTTAGACTGCAATGTGTTACAACTAAGACAAGATTCAAATAATCGTTACTATTTTGTACTAGAAAAGAACAAGCAATAAATAACCGTACAACGATTGTTGTACCCCTTTAGTGTTAGTGCGAGTGCTTAACACTTCTATATTT